GGTCAAGCAATGCGAGATATTCAGCGTGAAGTTGGTCCAATTCGATATGTTGCCGAGTTGGTTTATGGTAGAAGCGATTCTCGGTTATTGGATAGTGCGGTTCGTGGCATAATCATATTGTTGGTTTTAGTATTAGATCCACTTTCATTATTATTGATCATGACCACTACCAGAAAAGAAGAACCTCTTGACAAAGACGCTAAGAAGAAGTATGATATAGAAGCTAAGAAGTGGTTGAAGCAGAACGCAAATGCTGTAGAAACCAACGGTAAGGAATGGAAAGACATGGGCGTGATTATAACAAAGGATGAACTGTAATGAGTAGTTTTTTTCGTGATATGGTAAAACAGATTGGTGATGCCGATACATTTATGGTTGATGATGGTCTTCATTCTTCAGAGTTTACGGGCACTATCGACACAGGTTCGTATATTCTAAATGCGGTATTGTCTGGCAGCATTCATGGTGGTGTTCCCAACAATAAGATTGTAGCATTTGCGGGCGAATCTGCTACAGGCAAAACATTCTTTATTCTTGGATTGGTAAAACGCTTTCTAGACGATAATCTAGAAGCGGGTGTCATGTTTTATGATACTGAAGCAGCCGTCACAAAACAGATGATGCAAGAACGTGGCATTGATACCAAACGAGTTGTTATTTCAGAACAATCAACTGTTGAAGGATTTCGCACACATGTTTCGCGAACTCTTGATAGATATATTGAAGCAGATAAGAAGACACGCCCACCAATGATGATTGTTCTAGATTCTCTTGGGCAGTTATCTACGAACAAAGAAACTGGTGATATCAATGAGGGCAAAGACACTCGTGATATGACTCGCGCTCAATTGATTCGTGGTACATTTCGCGCACTGTCACTAAAACTTGCCAAAGCAGGGTGTTCGATGCTGGTCACAAATCATGTTGGCGATAAGATCGGTTCTTATTTTCCAGAGAAAGTCATGGGCGGTGGTGATGGTCTTCGTTATGCTGCATCTCAGATCGTCTTTCTTTCTAAGAAGAAAGATAAAGAGGGCACCGATGTAGTGGGTAATATTATTCACTGTAAGATGAACAAGAGCCGCTTCACTAAAGAGAATAAGATGGTTGATGTAAAACTATCTTATGACAGAGGGCTAGATAGATATTATGGGCTTCTTGAACTCGCCGAAAAATATAACATCATCAAGAAAGTTAGCACACGGTATGAACTACCTGATGGCACAAAAGTTTTTGGTAAAGCGATTAACGAAAACCCAGAAAGTGTATTCACTGACGACATTCTACATCAACTAGATGTCGCAGCAGGAGTTGAGTTTAAATACGGACAATATGGAGAAGAAACGCATGTCGAAGTCAATGACGAATCTACCGACGCCGCCTGAATATTCTCTCGTTGAGAATGCTCAAGTAAAAGATTTTGTGTGTATTAAGATTGAATCTGGTGAGTTTCAAGATGTCACATATAACTATGACGTAGTTTCTGTCGGTGAAGATGGAGACGCAGAAACAGTTCCTCTTACCTATAACTATACTATTATAGTAGGAGAAGACAAAGTTTCAGCCGCACAGAAAGATGCTTTTGAAGATATAACTGCGACTATTCTATATGACATAATCACAAACGTTCATGAAGTCGAGAAGAAGAATGTTGATTGATCCAGGATATATTGCGATAGTTGTTGGTCTTGCTATACTAGCAGCAGGATTTTATGTTGGCAAAAACTTCTGGACAGACCGAGCAGTTCAAATAACCATGGAATTACTTATTGATAATGGGTATTTAAAATATGTTAAAGATGCCGACGGCGAAATCGAATTAGTTCGATTAGACACAAAAAAACCAAATAAGTTGAAGATTCACAAAAATCCCAAATAAGGTTTATTATGAACATCGAAGATACTGTGTTGCGTCATTTGCTACACGATGAATCTTATGCTAGAAAGATTCTACCATTTGTAAAACCTGAATATTTTCAAGACTCTTGCCAAAAACTAATCTATGAAAATATCTATGCGTTCATGCAGAAATATAATGCGCTTCCTACATCAGAAGCATTACACATCGAGATTGAGAATACATCTGGTTTAAGTCAAGAGGAATACAAAAGAACACACGAATCTATTGAAGACTTAAAACAAAAGCCAGAAAAAGTTATCGAAGACTGGCTTCGTGATGAGACAGAACGATTTTGTCAAGAACGAGCTTTACATAACGCCATTCTAAACAGTATTACCATTTTAGATGGTAAACATAAAACATACACCAAAGAACATCTTCCTGATATTCTAAAAGAAGCCCTTGGTGTATCTTTTGACTCGCATGTTGGTCATGACTTTCTTGAAGATTATGAAGAAAGATACGACTTCTATCATCGCGTAGAAGAAAAGGTGCCGTTTGATATAGAACTCATGAATACTATTACGCGCGGCGGATTATCTAAAAAAAGTCTGAATATTATACTTGCTGGCACAGGTGCCGGGAAAACTCTTGCTATGTGCCATATGGCTGCTGCTAATCTAATGGCTGGTAAGAATGTTCTCTACATCACTATGGAAATGGCCGAAGAGAAGATTGCTGAACGTATCGACGCAAATCTATTGAATGTTATGTTAGAAGAACTTGGAACTCTACCGAAATCTTCGTATGACAGTAAAGTATCTAAAATTACTGCTAAGACAGTTGGTAAACTAATCATCAAAGAATATCCAACCGCCGCTGCTCACTCTGGTCATTTTAGGCACCTGATTAATGAACTTAATCTAAAACGAAACTTTGCGCCAGATATTATCTATATCGACTATCTCAATATCTGCATGTCCTCAAGAATCAAACAAGGTTCAAATATAAATAGTTACACGTATATTAAATCTATAGCAGAAGAACTTCGTGGATTAGCAGTAGAAAAGAATGTTCCAGTGGTAAGCGCAACACAAACAACCAGATCGGGTTACAGCAACTCTGATCCTGGTCTTGAAGATACATCTGAATCGTTTGGTCTGCCAGCAACGGCAGATTTCATGATCGCATTGATTACAACAGAAGAACTTCAAGCACTTAATCAGATCGTAATAAAACAATTAAAGAATCGATATGCAGATCCAACTCTTCATAGACGATTTGTAGTCGGCGTTGATCGTGCGAGAATGCGACTATACGACGTAGAACAAAGCGCACAGGAACAATTATATGATGGTCCGGTGATGGATAAATCAACTTTTGGTGAAAGAGAAAAGGAAGAATCTCAAATGAAATGGTTAACTAAAAAAGTAGGCAAAAAAGACTTCAGTGGGTTAAAGGTGTAATATGTCTAAGACTTTTCATCGTAAACGCGACTGGGACGAATATGACGATAACTATGCCAAGAAGAGCAAAAACACTCGGCGAGACAACCGCAAGCGCCGGGCTCGCGATGCTGACGATGTTGATGACCCTCGCGTATTGGACTATCTTTCTACAATGATGGATAATCATAAGAATAAATAGGAAGATTGAAAGATGCATCTATATTATGATTAAGTATGTAAGGAGGACCTATGTCCAAGATTACTATTCATGGTATAAAAGATAAACGTCGGCGTAAGTTATTTCGAGTTCTTACTCGATGGATGATCAAAAATGAGGTTGGTCCTAGAATAAATATTGAAATTGAGTTAAAATTGACCAATCTTCGTGAAATCGAGAAATGTGCTGGTATATGTGAATGGTCAGATGATTCGATTAGACCGCGAGCATTTCTTATTCACATTGATAATGAACAATCATTACGCGAACAATTAAGGACTCTCGCGCATGAGATGGTTCACGTTAGGCAATATGCTAAAAACGAGTTATACGACTATCAATCTGACATTGCGAAAACTCGATTTAGAAATAAAATATATAATTGCTTAAAGGTTAAATACAAAGATCAACCATGGGAAAAAGAAGCATACAATCTACAGACACCAATTCTAAGACGCGCACTTAAAGATAATGGTATAAAACTTAAGGAATATATTTGATGAGATTTATTATTGCTATTGGTGTACTACTGATCAGCGCGCCGTCTTATGCTGATATTAATTCTGATTGTAAACAGTTTACTGCATATGGTGCGCCCACATACACACCAAAAAATGGTGATCAAGAATTGTGTAAAATGAACTATGCGGTAATTCATCGATGTGAAGTAAAGGCGCCAGTTGCGGTATTTGAGCACCTCACTTCAATGAGCATCACAGGTAAGTTTAGACGCAGAGACGACTTTCGCGCAGATTCGAATGTGTCAGAAGAATGTCGCGCTAAACTTGATGATTATGCTGGTCAGCCATACGACCGAGGGCATATGGCACCAGCAGGCAATAACACTCAGTCTAAAGAGATTATGAGTGAAAGTTTCTTTCTATCTAATATGATACCACAAGTTCCAAATAACAATCGTGGAATTTGGAAACAAATCGAAACTCATGAAAGACTTCTTGCCATGAAGAAGGGCGATTGGTATATCATCTCTGGTGGTATATATGATGATGGTTATAAAACAATAGGTGATGGTAGAGTTGGTGTTCCGACACGATTATATAAGATTATCTATGATAAGAAAAGTAAGATCGTTTGGGCATATTTGATGCCCAATGAAGCACTTCCTGTTGCAGACTTACCAAAGTATAAAACAACAGTGGCAAAAATACAAGAAGCAACTGGAATGGTATTCAATCTAAAATGACAGAACTAAATGAAGACATAAACGGCAGTTTGGCGATATTCGATATAGATGATACGATGTTTCGTACCACAACACGGGTCCATGTTGTGCGAAACGAAAGGCGTATAGCATCACTGACAGCCGCAGAATTCAATGTTTACAAACTGAATCCAAGTGAATCATTTGATTTCGGTGAGTTTAGAAACGCGAAACACTTTGCTGACACAGCAAAACCTATTGCTAACATATTTCGTCTTGCTAAAACAATACTAAAAAGAAATGCTGGGAGACTTATTGTAGTGACAGCAAGGGCTGATATGGATGATAAGCAATTATTCATTGATACATTCCGCAAATACGGATTCAATATGAATAAGTCGCATATCTTTCGCGCTGGTAATATTAACAAACCGGGCGCTGAGGCTAAGAAGGATATCATTCGAACTCAGATGACTGGACAAGCATATAAGACAGCACGAATGTTTGACGACGCCCGGAAGAACCTAGACGCATTCAAAGAGTTAGCCAGCGAGTTTTCTGAGTGCCGATTTGAGGCATGGCTCATCCATGAAGATGGCAGCATGGTTAGATATTAGTTTGTATAAATAAGTAAGAATAACCAGGAGACTGCCATGAAACTACTTACGTCCACAGGCTGGAAAGAAAGCCTAAACGAAGAAATCGAACAGGTTGATGAAACAAGCAAAAGAGAAAGAGATATGATGGTCCGTAAATTTATGTCTCATGATCCAGAAGCAGGAGAGTCGATTCTTGCGATGGGTAAAAAGGAACGAGGCGAAAAGAAAGCGTTTGATTCTGGTAAAAAAGAAATCAAACGGCTAAAAACACGTAATGAAGAATCAGAAATCGATTACGAAGCATTCCTGGAACACGTAGTTATGAACTACCCAGAACTGGTCGAAGAGTTTCTGAGCAAGCAAGACAATAAATCTGAATAAAGATGCTTAGATTTACAACATGGCTTAACGAAGAAGCATTATACGAAGCCAAATCTGGTGAGTCGTATAATGATGAACACGCACACGTTAATGTATGGAATCATATGGTGAGTAGGGGTATTGCTCACGACAAAAAGAAAATGACAGCGGAACTTCATAAAGCAAAAACAGATAAGAAACATCCGCTTCATTTTGATAAAGCAGGCGATGCTGGGTTTACTGGCGGAAAGAAAACACAGGCAGCAAAAGCAAGTTATCATGCTGAACACGAAACCGCTATGCATACTGTCCATGCTATAGCAAATCATCCAGATTTTAAAAAAGCAATAGCCGAGAAACATAAAGCCACCGTCATGGGTGGTGCTAAGGGTGACGTTACAGACACATGGAAGAAACATGGAGCGACTAAAGGCGCAACATCAAAAGCCGACGTATCTATTCATAAAGAAGGTAGTTCACATCACGAAGGTCTAAAGTTATCTATGAAAAAGGGCGGCGGCTCACAGTTAATGTCGGGTGGTCCAGAAGAAAACAAAGCAACTCATGACCACGCTGCGCGAGAAATGCTGAACAATCATCCAAAATATAAAAAACTATCTAAAGAAAAGAAAGACGAAGCACATTCACATATTATGAAAAAAATGGATGAAGTGGGTAAACATCTAAACAAGATGAAAACTACACCACGCACTCAGTGGGAAGGCCATCGCAAGGCCGCACAAAAAGCATTGGATGATGTCCACGATAAGCATCCAGAATTAAACCATTACGTCCGTAAGGAAGCCACAACAGGTGAAGGCAAATTTGGTAAAGGTTCGGCAACTGCGGCATCATACATGGTAAAATCTGGTCAGGGAAACCATGGCGCTGAAGTTAAACACGTTGAGGATGTAGATTATTCGGGCAAACGGCCCAGAGCAGCGTTACCGAAAGGTGATGGCCGATCAGGTAATATTAAACTGGACACTTGACATTACCATTTTATAATGCTATAATTTAAAAATGAAAACACGAAATCAACTCAAAACGTCTAACACACATGGAGCATTTGCAATACGTGTTAATCCAAAACACAAATGCGCACATGCAGATTTAATCACGAAACCAGATCATCAATGTCTGTTTAGAAATATTGAAATCAAACTTAATAAATTTTCGGTAACTATTGAAGATATCGAAAACCATAAGATTATCTCAGACATAGAATTGGATCGAGACTTAGCCAACATCGATAAGTTCACTGGCAAGACTAATGACAACAATTTTTCTGGCAATCCATTCCTATATCATTTTCAACTGAAAAATCTACTAAAATGCCAGAAGCAAAATGGCAAGACAATATATGATGTTGCTGCTGATCCAGTTCAATGGGACAAGCTCATCAAATCAACAATCAGACGATGCCGCGCAGGGTTATCTACAGCGGGTAATATATTTGATGCTTACCGAATCAATCTCGGTAGTGTGGTTATGTTCAAAAGCACCACAGCCAAATACTTATATAAAAAATACAATGCCAAATCTGTACTAGACCCGACTGCGGGCTGGGGTGGGCGTATGCTTGGTGCGTGGAGTCTTGGTATAGATTACACGGGTATTGATACTAATATCGAAATGAAACCCGCATATGATAACATGAGGGAATATCTCAATAGGCAAGCTAGGATTAATACTTCAACTATCAATATGATATGGGATAGTTGTTTGAATGTTGATTTCTCCAAGATTGAATATGACTTCGTTCTAACGAGCCCACCATATGTAAATCTAGAAAGATATGAGCATATGGCACCATGGAAATCAGATGAAGAATTCTATAAGGATTTCTTCATCCCACTATGGGAAAAATGCAGAGCGCATATCAAACCCGGTGGGCATATTGCGTTCAATATAAGTCCGAAAATGTATGATGCGGCTCGCAAGTGCGGCCTTCCCGTGTGCCATATTGAAGAAGATTTGAAACAAAATCGTGGCAATAGTGAAAAAAATAAGAAACCGGATAAGATATACATCTGGAAATGTTGATTAAAAGAGGAGTCTTGTTGCTCCTCTTTTTTTGTGTTATAAATAATATGGATTAGGAGAGTTATATGGCATCGATAGTTGGGGCAACTACAAAATATAAAACTGGGCACAAAATCATATTGAAATCAGCGGATAAATTACCCGCAACTTCCAGAAAAATATTAATCGACCATAATTATGTTCCAGGAACATCCATATTTAAAATATCCAGTAAACCTTCAAAATCTGTTAAATTCAATATTATTAATTTATTTGGACCTCAATTGTCGTATGCGACAAACAATTATCCATCGATATATCTTGAAGATTCTAGAAATAATATAGTGATGATAATTGGATCAGAAAGTTTAATCAATGGATCATTTAATCATCATACAAAAAACGCAAAAAGTAATACTGGTGAACTGACTAAATTAAAAGAAGATATAAGCATGATTATGTTTGAAAATTTGATAGAACGTAATAAAATTTTAACCGAAGAACAAATAATCAATGCTATAGGTAATAATAAGCCATTCGATAGTTTATATTACGAAAGTTCACTAAAACAAACAAAAGAACTTAAATCTTTCCTTAAATCCAATAGAGGATATAAGTATGAGAGACAATCACAAAATCAGACCGGTAATTTATATAAGCTGGCCAGAAAATTATCCGGTAAGGCGAGCGATAATTGGAATCCAGCAGATATATGGATGATAAAAAATACATTCAAAATTGATACTTTATTAGACTCCAAATCTATAACAGAATTGAATGAAAAAATATGCATTGAATATAATAAAAAGAATTTAATACCAATATCATTGAAGCAGATAGACAACAAACAGAACGCTAATATATCGATCATAGATCCAGGTAAAATCGTGTCTAAAAATCTTGAACATGACTTTTCTTTACTGAGGGGCAATTTATCAGAAACATTCAATAATTTTATAATGGAGACAACATCTGGGTTTGCGGTTCGATGTGGATTCAAAGCATCAGCAACAACACTTAATGTATCATTAGAAGGTAGGTTTATAAAGGCTGGATATCAGTTGGGCGCAGTTGACGCAAAACAATATTCTTCATATATAATGAAAGAGTATTCGTATGTAGTTAGAGGTGGTGTTAATATAAAGAAAGATGATTATGATAAAGCTATGGTAGAACTAAAGGCTTTGTTTACTAAGCACGGGAAGATTCTATCAAATACTATAGAAAATTATAATCATGCTGTAGAATTATTCAATGCCGCAGATACTTTGACCAAAAATAGATTTGCCAATATTATATCATATTTTTATAGTTTTCTTATGCTGAACAAAGATCAATTTGAGAATACTATGAATTTCTGTTATTATTCATCGAAGAAGATTAGTAAAGATAGTTGCATGTATGTTTTAATAGATGGCAAATAAATGTACCTACGTCCACAAATAGTTACCGTGGATATCTTCTATTATATACCCCATACTCGAATCATTAATGAGTTCATCTGGCAAACTGAAGATATCGTACCAGAACTACCCAGGATTCATAAGTTCCTTACCTATTGGAAATCAGATGTACAAGCTGTTGTTAATGAGATCATTATATCATATGCTGGGAATAACACTATGAGAAATGCTACTCTCTATACAATATAGTATCTGCACAAACAACATGTTTATTATACCACATTTTTCAGGAATGTCAAGAGTATAAATAGAAAACAATGGTTCACACAGGAGACTTCTAATGAAACTACTTACCGAAAGCGGCTGGAAAGATAGCGAATCCCTTGATGAGGGAACTGATCCCATTAGTCCGAGAGGTAATAATCGATGGGGCGGTGATCGGCAATTGCATAAAAGTAGTGCGTCTGCTCCAAGCGGCAAACTAACTCCAGATAGTGTCAGGGGCCAAAAGCATAATGCGCGTTTGATGCTAGGTTTGTTGCGTAGCTATAAAAAGCCAAATCTTCCGGAATCTATTGACTTCGACGCATTCTTAGAACATATCATCGAGAACTATCCTGGATTGGTTGAGGAATTCATCAATAAGGATTAAACTTATATAAATAGAAATGCTCGATAAGGCTAAGGTAAACTCGGAGGCATTATGTTAAGATTTACGACATGGTTAAATGAATCCAAGTCCAATATTGGGCAGGGTATTCAACATATTGAGCACCCCTCAGATCGGTCATTTGATGGCGCAGACGCAGCGCATCACGCACTAAAGACTCTCAAAGATGTAGCTGCTGGTCGCACTCCGGTAACTCGCAAGATTGACGATAAAATGTCATATCAGGCTATCCGTGATAAAGATGGTCGTGTTGGCGTCAAATACAAAGGCCCAGGTTCACACTATAACTTCTCTCATGCTGATATTGAGAAACAACATGGTCACAAGCCATATCTCGCACATCCTCTGAAACTTCTTCATACTCATTTGGATAAGGTGTTGCCCAAGCGTCCAGGTGAATATCAAGGTGGATATATGAGCGACCCAAGCACGAGGTCTATCCATGACTAAGATTTCACATACGCCCAACACGATCAAATATAGCACTCCACTTAGTGGAGAAGAGGGGCAGAAACTCAAACGCTCTAAGGTATCTACTGTTATTCATACAGAACTCAAAGGTCCGAATCGTGAAGCCCATCCAATTACAAGTACACACGAGTTTGGTAGTCATCCGGATGTTCATCGGGTAGAACACGTATTGGATAAAGACGAACGCAAGCCTCATCCTGAAGATAACAAAATCGTTCAGCATCATATTGGCCAGGCCGAGAAACTAATGAAGGGCCATACTTACGGCCACTTGGCTGGTCACGAAACTCATATGCGAACATATGTGAACTCGACGGTGACGGCCGGGACTAAGCCAACAGTCGAAGGATACAAAGCGCATCTAGCCGCACATCACGACAAGCAGATCGCCAAGGTTAAGATGGAAAAGACTAAGGCTGCTAAGACTCAGGCTAAACACGCAGATTTGGCCCACGTAGAGAAAAACAAGAAAGCATTCCAGCGGTCATTCGATATCCATCATCATATACAGCAAGCAACCAATCATCTGGCGCGAGGCCTTGATAAGTCATCTAAGCACCCATTTGAAACCTCAATCAATGATAAGAAATCTGGTGGCGAAGGCTATGTCGCAAATGGTCTGAAGGTTGTTGACCGTGAGGAGTTTTCTAAGGCTAATCTAGCGAAGAGGGACGCATTTAAGAAATGAAAACCTTTCGTCTAATCGTTGAAGCCGTAGAGAACGCAGAGAAGCATCACGTAACTGCATTCGTTCGGATGAATCCGCCGACCAGCGGGCATTTAAAACTGCTGAACAAAGTCCATTCAGTAGCAGCAGAACACAATGCGGCACATTCAGTTGTGACCAGTCACACTCAAGATTCGGATAAGAACCCATTGACGGCTGCTCAAAAGATCAAGCACATCAAAAAGTTGTCGCCTGGCACCAATGTCTCCGCATCATCGCCAGAGCATCCCAATCTTCTTCATCATCTATCGAGTCTTCATAGCCAGGGTGTCACGCATCTTCATATGGTTGCTGGTTCTGATAGACACAAAGAGTTTCATAATCTAATCAGTAAATATAATGGCAAGAAGGCTCCACATGGATACTTCAAGTTCAAAAGTGTCACTATGCATAGCGCAGGCGAGCGCGACCCAGACGCAGAAGGCGTTGAGGGAGTATCTGGTAGTTCACAACGCAAGCACGTTGAGAATAATAACCGCGAGGCCTTTCATAAAGGTAGCGGATTAAAGAACAAAAAAGATTCAGACATACTGTTCAATGATGTTAAGACCGGCATGAAGAAAACTACGAATGAGGAGACGGCAATGGATATCAATGAAGCATTTGAAAATGTAATCGCCGAAGAGACGGTATATCCAATGATGGGCGAGTTTGCTGGCACACTTCTTCATTCTGCTGTAGTTACTCATATGATGCATTGGGCTACACGCAGTTATGCCGCACATAAAGCTCTTGAGATGTATTACACTGGTATTCCGGAACTGATTGACACAATCGTAGAATCATATCAGGGTAAGTTCGGTCTTATCGGTGATATGCCTATGACATTTACTACAGTGCCCGTTGATGATGCTCTTACATATATGGACATACTTAAGCAGTTTGTTGAAACTTCTCGTATTATGTTGCCTGATGATTCAGAAATTCAAAACGAAATCGATAATGTTGCGTCATTGATTGATGGCGTACTATATCAGATTCGATT